GAAATAAGGAAATGTTTATAATGGCAAGAAAAATATGTAGTTGGAAAGACGCAATACCTGAAAATGTATTTGAAGATAAAGCAACCGCTAACGAATATGTTAGAGGTAGAATGGCAGAATTTAATATCCTACGTGACGCTGATATGACACCAGAAACTTGGGCAAGAGCAGTCAGATTTGATTTCTTTGCAGCAATGGCTTCAACCATGAGTAACAAAATGAGAAAAATGGGAAGTCTTTTAGTTAGAGATTCTACTCCAAAAAAAGGCGTGACTAATTACACAAGACCTGTAACTGCTTCGGAAGTTAAAGATATGAATGTAGACAGAATGATGGTTTTATATCATGTTCCTCATACAAATTTCTTAAAAAAATGGCTAATAGAACAAAAGAAATTAGGCAGACATAACTGGAATGGTGCAAATAATAATAAAGTAAGAAAAGAATTTAATGATTTAGTAGGTAGAGCAATACGTGGAGAAACGATTGCTTTAAATGAATTAGGATATGTAGGTAAAGAAAGCCAAGAATTAATTGCTAAAATGGCAAAAGTTCAAAGTAATTTACTAAATGAGCAACTTCAAATGCTTAAAATTACAGGTGTAGAAGGTGCTGAAAATATTGTAGATAATTTTAATTATTTAACAAGAGTTCATAATCCACAAAAATATCAAAAAATATTATCTGACCCTAGTAAAGGCCCACAGTATCTTAAAACGTTTTTAGTAAATGCCATGGACGATACAATGGTTAAAGGCTCTAAACAAAAACCATTAACAGCAGCTCAAAAAATGACAATAGCAGAAAATTTAGTAACTATTGTTCAACGTTCAAATTTTCAAAGAGGTGGTGTTAATTTAGATTTTATCATGACTAGTATGCAGAAACGTGAAACTTTTAGACGTACAATGCAAGACCATACTGATATGAAACCTGAGGAAATAGACAATTTAATTAATAAAATGTTTAAAGTTCCTCCTGGAACAACAGGTGCTAGCTCATCTTATTTACAAAGAAGAATTAAATTTAATGAAGGACATACTGACGGTAGGACAAACTTTTCTGATTTATTAGAAAACAATGCTGAAGCTTTATTTATGAATTATACCAACAGTGCAATGGGGGATATGGCTCTTGCTTATAAAGGTATAAAATCTAGAGGCGATTTTGCAAGATTGAGACAAGAAATTGTAGACGATTATTCTGCTGCAACTATTAATTCTGGTAAACTTAAAAAATGGCAAATGGATAATGAATTAGACGCTATGGATATGGCTTATAGTTATATCAAAGGTCAACCACTTGCACCAAACCCTAGCGGTTTAGGCCCTACAGCAGGTAGATTTATTCGTAAATTAAATTATTCAAGAGTAATGAACCAAGTAGGTTTTGCTAACATGTCTGAAATGGGCAACCTTACAGGTTTAATTGGTTGGAGAGCAACATTAAAAAATGTACCTGAAATAAGACGTATGATGAAACGTTTAGAAAATGGAGAACGTGTAGATGATTTTATTCGAGAAATAGATTACACTCTTGGTGGCATTGGTAACCACTCAATCATTCAACAAGTTACAAATAGATTAGATGATTTTGGAAGTAACATGTCGGACGATTTAGTAACAACTGCTGAAAATAAATTAGACCAATTAAACAGATTTACAAATACTTATTCTGGACAATTTTCAAGTACATCTGCAATGCAAATTGTTACTGTATCCGAAATGACTCAGATATTTGGTAAATGGGCTGTAGGTAAAGGAAGCCATCCTTTTGCTAAACTTAGATTTGGTAAAAATAGAATGTCTGATGACCAGATGAGAGCAAGAATGGATGATTTAGGGATTAGTCCTACAATGTTAGAAAAGATTTCTAACGAATTTAAAAGTCATACATCATGGACTAAGGGAGAACTTGGTACAAGAATTTCAAAAACTAACTTTGATAGATGGTCTAATGAAACTAGAGCAGTTTATATTATGGCTATGAGAAGATTAGCACATAGAACAGTTCAACAAGCAGATATAGGTGAGAAAGCATATTTTGGATATTTAAAAGAATTTGGAATGAATGCAGATGGACACCTTGGACAAATTGCTTATCAATTTAGAAGTTTCATGTTTTCATCATGGGGTAAACAATTCCTATATGGTTTAAAAATGAGAGACGCTATCGTGTTTGACCAGTTTATGAACTCAATGCTTTGGGGTAGTTTAATGTTTACAGCGCAAACTTCACTAGCAGGTTTAGCTCATCCAAACCAAAAAGAATTCTATGAAAGAAGATTAAATCCAGAAACAATCGCTAAAGCAGGATTTCAAAGAGCTGCTTTTGCTTCATTGCTTCCTGTAGGTGCTAATTTATTAGGTTCAATGTATACAGACAATCCTATCTTTGGATACAGAACAAGTGGCTTAGACACCAATATTATTACTGGTAACCCCACTTATTCATTAATATTTCAAAAATTAATACCAACAATGAAGGCAGTATCGCAAAGTACTTTTAATCCAGAGAGAACATTTTCTCAATCAGACGGAAATAAAGCTATTGGAATATTGCCATTTTATAATTTAATAGGTTTACAGCAATTTTTAAGAGCAATAGCAGGTGAATTGCCTGAAAACCGACAATAATAAGACCCCATATTAGAAGCTAAACACAAGGAGATTAATGGCTAATTCATTTGTAAGATATACAGGTAATGGCTCTACAACTGCCTATTCTATATCATATTCATATAGAGCTGCAGCAGATTTGATTGTCACTATTAACGGTGCCGCTACAACATCTTACACTTTAAACGGTGCAGGTAGTACATTAACTTTTGACACTGCTCCCGCCAATGCGAGTGCTATTGAAATTCGTAGAAAGACTTCACAAACTTCCAGATTAACAGATTACGCAGCAGGTTCAGTTCTTACTGAAAATGATTTAGATACAGATAGTGAACAGGCATTCTTCATGTCACAAGAAGCTATTGATGATGCACAAGATGTAATCTCATTAGACAATGCAGATTTTCAATATGATGTAGGAAACAAAAGATTAAAAAATGTAGCAGACCCAACGTCAGCACAAGATGCAGTAACTAAGAATTACTTAGAAAATACTTGGTTATCTACAGCTAACAAAACAACTTTAACAACTGTTAACTCTAATATCGCAAACATCAACGCAGTCAATTCAAACTCAACAAATATAAATTTAGTAGCAGGAGACGCTACGGACATTGGTATTGTTGCTACAAACATAGCAGATGTCAGTAAAGTTGCAGATGATATAACAAAAGTAATTGCAGTAGCTAATGATTTAGCAGAAGCAGTTAGTGAAGTTGAAACAGTTGCAGACGATTTAAATGAAGCAACTTCAGAGATTGAAGTAGTGGCAGGTGCGATTGTTAATGTAGATTTAGTAGGTGGTTCAATAGCTTCAGTAAATACTTTAGCAGGTTTAAATACTGAAATTGGTAATCTAAATACTATTAGAGCTGATATTACAGCAGTAAATACTAATTCAGCAAACATTACAGCAGTAAATAATAACTCTACAAATATTAATACTATAGCAGGTTTAAATACAGAGTTAGGTTTACTAGGTACTTCAGCAATTGTTACAGATATGGATTTATTAGGAACTTCTGCAAACGTAACTGCAATGGGTTTATTAGGAACTTCAGCTAATGTAACTGCTCAAGGTTTATTAGGAACTTCAGCAAATGTAACAGCCATGTCAACTGTTGCGACAAATATTGCAGGAGTTAATTCTTTTGCAGATAGATATAGAGTTGCAAGTACAGACCCTTCAACATCTTTAGATGAAGGAGATTTAGTTTATAACTCAACTGGGAATGTTGTAAAATATTACAATGGTTCTGCTTGGGTAGCCCTTACAACAGACACAGATGTAAAAACATTAGTAAGTGCTAATGACACAACTGCTGGATATTTAAACGGAAAATTAGTTGCTGGTACAGGAATTTCATTTACTGAAAATAGCGATGGTGGCAACGAAACATTAACAATAACAAACACAGGAGATGACCCTACAGCTTTAGCAATCGCATTAGGATAAATATAAAATATGGCAAATACATTTAAAATAAAAACAAATGGTGCAATGCCAGCATCTGCTGGAACACCATTAACTTTATACACAGGAAAAAGTAGTACAACAGCAGTAGTATTAGGATTAATACTTTGTAATATTCACACAACAGCAGTTACAGCAACAGTTCAATTAGTGTCTGATACATCTGATACAGAAACAAACGAAACTGTAAAAGTAGTTAATGATGTAAGTATTCCAGCTGGAAGTTCTTTAGAAGTTTTATCTGGTTCAAAAGTTGTAATTCAAGCAACAGATGTTTTAAAAATAGACTGTTCAGTGGCAGCTAAAA